GCTGGTCTGGTGAGGCTGAAATTGAATTAAATATTGATGGTTCAAAATCAATCAAAAAAATTCACATACAATAATGGAACCTTTTTTACCTGTTAATACTATTATAGCTCTTATTTTACTTTGTGTGGTAATATGGTATGGATTAAATGATAAATAATTATGGCATACCTAAACGCAAACATACCACCAGAGTACGCACAAATAAGAAAGGAATATTTATATGACCTTAAGAAACATCATGGAGAAGTTGAAGACTGCATTATCTTTGGTCTATCGGCTATTACAGGGCGTAGTATCCTTTTTCATTGTATTATGGAAAATGGAGCTATCTTCTATCGTCTCCCGATATCTGCGTTCATTCAAAGAGGCTTTGATCCAGAAAAAGTTCCTAGACGTAGACTTGATGAGCTACAGTTATGGAATTGTTTTAGTTATTATCCTGCTGTGCATTCTTGGGATATTCTAGAAGCACAAGCTGGTAAATACATAGGAAAAGACAAGAAATGGCATCATGGTAAATATTTATTTACAGTTGATTTTGCTCATCCTGAAAGTAATATTTTAGATACAGATCATTCTGAAATACCTCACGAACATAAATGTGCTCACATAATTGCATTAGACGATGGTAATTATGCTGCACAACCTAACAATAGATGTATATGGGACATACCTTCTTTCACTGTTAAAAACAATGTACCTGATTGGAAAGTGCAAACGTCAGAGTGGAATGTTGAAAACACAAGTCAATGGAGAACAGAAGATACTGATAAATTTTTCTATGAGATAGAAGAAAAAAACAATGACTGAAATTAAAATAATTAAAAATGCGTTGCCTGAAGAAACTATGAAAAAAATAGAAGATATGTTTTTTTCAAATACTTTTACTTGGGGATATTCTAATTCTAACGCTGGTAATGATGAAGAAAGCTATCTTTATCATTTTTTTTATAACATGAACACACCATGTTCACCTTATTATGCTGAATTATTGCCGTTATTAACTTTTATGAAACCCTTGTCGTTAATCGGAATAAGAGCTAATATGTATATTAACAAAAACAAAAAATGTTTTGGCGGATGGCATAACGATGATTGGGGTAATGACAAATTAAATCATACAACTTCTATCTTTTATGTTAATACAAACAATGGTGAAACTGAATTTAAAACAGGAGAAACTATTAAAAGCGAAAGGAATAAACTCATGGTGTTTCCTGCTAAACTTGAACATCGAGCTATAAGTCAAACTGATAAAGATAGAAAAATTTGTATCAATCTTAACTACTTTTAATTATGAAACTAACAGCAAATATAACTCTTGATGAGTTAACCAAAAGTCAAGTCGCTGAGAGGAAGGGTATAAATAATAATCCTAATCCAGCACAAATAGAAAATTTAAAAGCATTGGCTACAAATATATTGCAGCCAGTTCGATCACATTTTGATAAACCATTGATCATATCATCAGGATTCCGTTGTGCTCAGCTTTGCGTAGAGATAGGAAGTTCGGTTAACAGCCAACATGTGGCAGATGACAAAGCAGCTGCAGCAGACTTTGAGATACCAGGTGTAGACAATAGAGAGCTAGCTTTATACATCAAGAACGAGTTAGAATTTGACCAACTTATATTAGAATTTTACAAAGATAACGAACCAACTTCGGGCTGGATACATTGTAGTTACTCAACAGATCACAACAGAGGTCAATCGTTAAGAGCACAGAGAGTTGATGGTAAAGTAACCTACACACCTTGGTTAGAATGAAACTAGATTTATTTTCAATTCCAATAGTTATAGAAAATATAGATTTAGAACGTATAAAACTAGAACCTCTAAAGTTAGACAGAAAATGGTTGTCGGAGACACCAACTTCTCATGGTGGTCAAAATATATTAGATCCAGAATCTTACAGATATTTAATGTTTAAACTTTCTGGTATGCTTGAGAAGATAGTTCCTAATAATATAACAATAAAACTAGAAGGTGTTTGGGCAAATCGTTATGACAAAGATGATTATCAAGATAATCATTTTCATCCAGGTTCTCATTTTAGTTTCATAATTTATGTTAAAGGTTCATCAAGAACTGTATTCTTCTCCCCTGGAAAATATCTTATTGATTCTTTTTATAGTTTTAATCTTTTTCAAAATAGCTTTGAGCCAAATTGCCAGCCTGGTCAGATATTAATATTTCCTAGTTTCTTAGAACATATGGTAAAAAAGTCTTCTGACATGGTGACTTATTCAGGAAATTTATCTATAGTAGAGTTTGATAAAAGAACAATAAAAGTAATGGAGAATAAAAATGGCAATAACTAGAGGATCAATACCAGCTCAAATCGATGGCAAATTAAGAGGCGCTAGAGATGAAAAAAAGAAAAAACGAAGAGTTATCGAAGCCATCAAACGTAAATCCAATCGCAAAAAGTCTAAGGTCTAGCGTATTCAAGTCTAAAGTGATACAATCAAAGAAGTTGTACAACCGTAAAAAGGAGAAGAATATCTCTCTCAATGCGGCCGCACTAAAAAAGGAGCTATATGACTAAATTATGTCCAAGAGGAAAAGCAGCAGCGAAGAGAAAATTTAAGGTATACCCTAGCGCCTATGCTAATGCCTACGCATCTAAAATCTGTGCTGGTAAAATTAAAGATCCATCTGGAGTAAAAAGAAAAGACTTCAGGGGACCTAAACCTGCAAAAAGAGGTGCGATGATAAAAGCTGACAAAGGTACTTTTGCAAATATTAAAAAAAAGATTGGCCCTGTTCAAGTTTCTCCAACTGTAACAAAACAACAAAGTGTTGAAGGCAAAGTAAAATCAGATGTAACTTCAGGTGGTTTTGGTTTAGCAGGCAAGTTTGGAAGTTTAAATCTTCGTAAAACTAAAACAACAGAATCAGCAAAAGGTTTTAAAGATTACGTAACAAAAGAAAAAGGTGTGTCTTATGAAAAAAGATTTAAGACAGGAAAAAATTCATATCTAGATCTTACTTTAAATAAAGGTAAATCAAAATCTAATACAGGTTTTAAAACAGACACTAAAGGTGGCACAATTACATTTACTAAACAGTTTAGCACTGGTGGTTATAATGGTTCATATATTAAAGGTGAAATAGGAGGAAAAAAAGTTTCTAATAAATCTTTAGTGAATTATTACAAAGGCATGATTGATGAGTAAACGAGGTTCATGCTGGGTAGGATACGAACAAAAGGGAATGAAGAAAAAAGGTAATAAGATGGTTCCTAATTGTGTTCCTGCTGGTATGAAAAAGGGCGGATTAAAAACATGGTTCAAAGAAAACTGGGTAGATATATCGGCACCTAAAAAAGGAGGAGGGTATAAAAAATGTGGAAGAAAATCTGCAAGTGGATCAAAAAGAGGGTACCCCAAATGCGTGCCTGCTGCAAAAGCAGCCCGAATGACAGAATCGCAAAGGCGTTCTGCTGTTGCAAGAAAGAGAGCAGCAGGAAATCCTGGTGGAAAGCCAACTAATGTGAAGACCTTTGCTAAAGCAAGCACGGGTGGTATGGTAGATTACTATAAAGGAGTTTTATAATGGCAAGTTCAGGGACAACAGCATTTAATTTAAACATTGATGAAGTTATTGATGAAGCATATGAGAGATGTAGTTTATCTACTCAATCAGGCTATGATTTAAAAAGAGCTAGACGTAATTTAAATTTACTTTTTTCTGAATGGGGAAATAGAGGAGTTCATCTTTGGAAAGTAGAATTAAATGAAGTTGCTTTAGTATCTGGACAACCTAATTATACTACACCTGCTGCTGTGAGCGATGTTCTTGAAGCTTTTATTTCTACTACAAATGCTGCTGGAAATAACATCAATACACAAGATGTTTCTTTAACTAAAATAGATAGATCTGCTTATGCAGCTCTTCCTAATAAATATGCTACAGGACAACCTTCTCAATATTATGTAGATAGACAAATAACTCCTATAATAAATTTATATCAAGCACCCGATGCTAGTACATACACAACTTTAAAATACTATTCGATAAATAGAATTGAAGACGCAGGAGCATATGGAAATACTCCTGATACACCTTACAGATTTTTACCATGCATGGTTGCTGGTTTGGCTTATTATCTTTCATTTATGAAAGCTGCTGAAAAAACACAAATGTTAAAGCTAGCTTACGAAGATGAAATGAAAAGAGCTTTAGATGAAGATGGTTCAAGAACTTCTTTATACATTTCACCACAAACATTTTTTGGAGACGGAGTATAATGCCTGCACTATTTGCAAATAAATTAGCACAAAAAGCTTTTTCTTATTTAATGAAAAAAGCTGGTTTTGATGCTAGAAAAGCAATAAATTTAGTTAGTGAAAAAATGAACAATGATCAAGCATTAATAAAATTAATGAAAGAATATGGTTATAAACCTACAAAAGCATCAATGGTGGATAAAGCTTTAGGTCCTGGAGGTAAAAAATAATGGGAACATTCGCAAAAGGTAAAAGATCATTAGCAATATCAGATAGATCTGGTATGGCGTTTCCTTATCCAGAAATGGTAAGAGAATGGAATGGTTCTTTAGTACATACATCAGAATTTGAGCCTAAGCATCCACAAATTAGAAGAAAAAGAGTTGTAGCTGATGCTATTGCTTTACAAAATTCTAGAGCACAAGATTTTCAACAACCTGAAGTGCCTTTTCAAAATGATGATACAATTGCTGGATCAGGTGGCCAAGGGCAAGCAGTTGCTAACCTTACATTACCTGGTCAGTTTGCTTTTCAAGTTTTTCAAACAGAGACAATTAATGGAGAAATAAACTCTATGCAACCAAGAGACCCTTCTTTACAGAATATTAGAAGACAAGCCAAAGCTCAAATTGGAGAAGTAACAGTAGGAATATCATAATGGCTATAACATATACAAATTTTTTAACACAAGTCAGAAACTACACAGAGGTAGATAGCAATGTTTTAACTGATGCTTTATTAGATCAATTTATCAGAAACACTGAATTAGAAATAGCTGGTGCCGTAGATTATGATGATCTTAGAAAATATTCCAATTCAAG